GAGGGCTTCGACGTTGGTCAGTCGGCAGGTCTGAAGCAAGTGACCAAAGGGACCGGCACGGGCTATCTGGTGAACAGCGCGAGCCTGATCATCGGCTCGGTCAGCATCCCGGTCGACACCGGTACCGGCACCATCCTGCCAGGTGATGTGATCACCTTCGCTGGTGACCCGAACAACTACGTGGTCAATGCGTATACCGCCGGCATCGTTACCATCGGCGGCCCTGGCTTGCAGACCGCAATCGCGGACAACACCGCTATCACCATTGGCAACAGCTACCGCCCAAGCGTGGCGTTTGCCCGCTCGGCGCTGGTCCTGGCCGCTCGTCAGCCTGCCATGCCAGTTGGCTTGGACGGCAAAGCGGTCGACGCTGCCGACGACGTGATGACCGTCACCGACCCGGTGTCCGGCCTGAACTTCCAGCTGGTCCAGTACCGCCAGTACCGCCAGATCTACTGGGAGGTGGCGCTGGCCTGGGGGGTGAAAGCTGTAAAGAACGACCACATCGTCACCATCCGCGGCTAATCAGCGGCATAAATCGGCGCGCGGGTCTTTCCGCCGCCTTTTGAACCATGATCGAGGAAATGAGAATGACCGAAAAAACCGCAGAACAGCAGGCCGCCGATGCTCAAAAGGAGGCAGCCGACCTGCAGGCCAAGGCCGATGCCGTAGAGCTGACCCCTGCCGAGAAGAAAGCCGCTGCTGCCAAGCAGAGGGCGGACGATCTTGCTGCCAAGGCTCAGGAAGAGAAGGGTAGCGACGAGCGCAGCGCTGACGAGACTCTCGCCGGCGAAGTGAACGTCATCGATCCAGCTCTTCCGGCGGGCGACCATGACGCTCAGGTGTTCGGCAATGTGCCGCAGAACCCGGCGCCTGCGCCGGGTCTGGATCCTGCCGTCGATACCGTGCGCATGGTCAACGACAAGCCGGACGGCAGTCAGGCATTTGCCGATGTCCATCCGGAAATGACCGGTGACTACGCGCGCGCGGGCTGGCGCCTGGCCGAGTAACCAAGTCCGCGCCACACGCTGTGGCGCGGCACCTAAACAATCGAAGGGAGGCTCGCTGTGACCTTGATTATCGAAATGGGCACGGGCCTGCCTGATGCGGAGAGCTTCGCCACTGCTGTGGAGCTGGCTGATTACGCCGTGAAGTTCGGCAAGACTGTCCCAGCCGACGAGCCCACCCAGGAAGCCCTGCTGCGCCGAGCTGCGCTGCAGATGAGCGCTCTGCCGTGGAAGGGCTGCGCCGTGAGCCGTGACCAGGCGCTGGCGTGGCCGCGCTATAACGTGTGCCGCAACGGTTGGGACCTTCCATCCGACACCATTCCGCCTGCCGTGAAGGCCGGGCAGATGGCCCTGGCAGCCGAGATACATGCTGATGACCTGGTGGACCCAGATACCAAGGTTGGCGCAATCGTCTCCGAGACTGTTGGCCCACTGAGCACGACCTACGCTGCGGCGAAGGCGTCGGCCAGCAAGCCAGCAGCGATCCGCCAGTCGTATGCGCAGTTCGCGGGGCTGGTGGAGTCGTCTGGGCAGATCAAGCTGAGCAGATCCTGATGGCAGATATCTACGACCGCGCCAAGGCCACAGCCACGCGCTTGCTTTCGCCGCGATCGGCCGGGGGCAAAGGCCTGGAATTGACACTGAAGCGCACCACCCAGGGCGCGTACGACCCATCTGCTGGCGGTAGCACGCCGAGCATTGAGGCCTTCGCCGGCTCGGGGTTTCGCGAGAACTACAAGCAGTCAGACATCGACGGCACCCGGATCAAGCAAGGCGACTTCAAAATCCTGATTTCTCCCCTCCTGCTGGATGGCTCGGACATGCCACAGCCAAAGAGTCTAGACACCATTGCCTTCGACGGCGACACGTACACCGTTCAGAGCGTAGACCCCTGGAACTACGCCGGCCTAGCGGTCGGCTTCAGCGTGCAGGCCCGAAAATGAGCTTCAGCCTCGACCTCAAGGCATTCGTGGAGAAGGCCAAGGCCAATGCTGAGACCGTGGTGAAAAAGGTGTCGCTGGACCTGGTCTACTCAGTGATTGATCGCTCCCCTGTAGGCAACCCGGAGCTATGGGCAGCTAACCTGGCCTACCGCGACAAGGCCGGCAGAGCTGCGGACGACTACGACTTCAAGGTCGCCGCCCGCAATACAGTCATCAACTTGACCGAGTCGAATTTTACGAAGTCGGGAAAGCTGAAGAAGGGCGTGAAGTACGCCAAACCGCTAACGAAGGCCGAGCGGGTCCAGAACTTCGACGTGAATGGCCTGGTGTCTGGCAAGGACTACGTGGGCGGACGCTTCCGTGGCAATTGGCAAGTCAGTTTCGATGCGCCGAAGACCGAGACCATTGACCTGGTTGATCCACGTGGCACAGGGGCCAAGGGCTCGGCGGCTTCACTGATTCAGTCGTTCGATAGCTCGGTTGGGACCGTATGGCTGATGAACAACTTGCCGTATGGTCCGCGCCTCGAGTACGAGGCATGGTCAAAGCAAGCGCCCGCTGGCATGGTCCGTATCTCCGTTACCGAATTTCAAACCTACGTGAACAAGGCCGTGGCGGAGCTGAATAAATGAGCGACAAGCTGATCAGAGCCGCATTCGAGTCCAGGCTTTATGCATGGGCCAATGCCCGGACCCCTAGTCTGCCGATTGCGTTCGAGGACGTGGCATTCACGCCGCCTTCGGACGGAGGAAGCTATCTGCAGGCCTATCTGCTGCCGTCGAACACCAACAGTGACGACCTGGAGGGTGTCCACATCCTGTATCAGGGAGTGTTCCAGGTCAGCATCGTGACCGCAGCGGGCCAGGGCAGGGGGGCGGCATCGGCAATCGCAGACGAGCTTCGCATGCTGTTCCCCAACAACCTTCAGATCACACAGTCGGGCCTGCCCGTATTCGTCATGACGCCGCTGTCTACCGCGGCCGCGATAGCAGGCGACACCACAACATCTCTTCCAACGTCGTTCCGGTACCGGGCCGATACGTTCTAACCCGCCCATTGGGCAACCCTGAACCCCGCCAAGTGCGGGGTTCTTCATTTCTGCGAGAGGAAAACTCCCCATGGGCTACAAACTCCCCAACGGCGCCACCGTTCAGCATGCGGCCACCTATGCCGCGGCGCTGCCGTTCACCGCCGCCACCAACGCAACGGAAACCGTGCTCACAGTGACCGGCGCGACTCTGGCGGCCGGCGATATCGTGTTGGTCACCTCGACCTGGGCGTCGCTGAACAACAAGGTGGTACGCGTGAAGACCGCCACCGCCGCCGCCATCACCCTGGAGGCGATCGACACCACCAACGTCCAGAACTTCCCGGCCGGCGTCGGTACCGGCACGCTGAAGAAGATCCTGACTTGGGTATCGGTGCCGCAGGTGACGGATTTCGCCTCCTCGGGTGGCACGCAGAACTACACCGACGTCGCGTTCTTGGAGCAGTCGCAGGGCATCCAGATCCCAACCGACAAGGCCGCAGCATCCATCGCCATTACCGTGGCGGATGACCCGGCACAGGCCTACAACAACGTGCTGCTGAACGCAGACGCCAACAAGCAGGTCGAAGCCGCGCGCCTGAACCTGCCCGGCACCGACATGCTGCTGTACGGCGTTTACACGTCCTACACCTCGCAGCCGACCGTGGCCCGAAACGCGCTGCTGACCCGGGTGCTGAACCTGGCCCTGCAATCGACCCCAACCCGCTACCTGTCGTAAGGAATCCGCATGGCCTCTTTCAAGATCGCTCAGAACCCGACTTTCAAGGCCGACGTCGAGATCCCGCGGGTGAACGGCGAAACCATCAAGGTCCCGTTCGTGTTCAAGTATCGCGGCCGCAAGGACCTGGCCGCACTATTCGTGGGCTGGCAGGAAAGCGCTAAGGCTGAGCAGGAGGCCCTGCAGGCCAAGGGTGACGCGGTGACACTGGCAGAGATCACCGAATCGCAGATGAGCCGCCAGGTGGCACAGGTGCAGGAGCTGGTTGAGTCCTGGGGCTTCGACGACGAACTGAGCGAAGACAATATCCGCGCTCTGGTCGACACGTCCTCGGGCGCCGGTGATGCGATCGTCGATGCGTACCAGAAAGCGTTCGTCCCGGCCCGCAAGGGAAACTGATAGCCGTAGCTCAGGGGCTCTACGACCCTGGGCCATCGGCTACCCAGCTCGCAGCGTTGGGGCTGACCGTAGACGACCTCGACGACACTGTTGAGGTCTTCCCCGACATCTGGCCCGCATTCGCACTCATGGCTGCCATGGGCACGCAATGGCGTGTCGGCATGGGCGGCGCTACAGGCCTCGACTACGGCGTCATCCGTGAAGTCGGCTCCGTCATCGGCATGACCAAGAAACAGATCAGCAAGGCCTTCCCTGACCTGCAGGTGATGGAGGCCGAGGCATTGGCCGTCATGGCTGAGGCTCGACAGACCAGCCCGTAGCGGCTCATTCAAGGTGGTTCAATGGATATCGCATCGCTCGGCATAAGCATCGACACGTCGGACGTTGCAAAAGCCACTGACGGCCTGGACAAGATCGTCCAGTCGGGCGAAAAGGCCGAGAAAGCAGCAGAG